ATCCTAGAAATAACATCTGAAGTTAAATTCAGAGTAACTTCTGGATCTGGCATATCAATATTTTTGTCTGTTGTTGTTAAGATACTTGGCTCAGCAGAGTAGTATTTAACGGTTTGTTTGTTTGGTAGTTTACATCCACCACCTGTGCTTTGAATTACTATTGCATTTGATTCAAAATCTAGGTGAGGAGCTTCTACTAAGCTATGAACTGATAAGAATTCAAATAGATCATATATTCCAATCTCTTGAGGAAAGTCCTCGATGATATCCGCTTCAGCTAATATATTTTTAGCTTCAGATATTGTTTTGATTTCTTGACCTGGCTTTAGAACAACGTTAGGGTTGATAGAAGCAAAGTTTTGTAGTACTGATATTGTGTCACTTGATAGTTGCATTATTTTTCTCCATTATTTAAATCATGTACGTGCAAAGCTATAACAGCATAGTGGATGATTTTCATTAGATCAGATCTATTAAAACCTTCCTTCTTTCCATATCTTTGTGCGTACTTTAGTACATTTCCTAAGGAAAATCCCATACCATGACCACAGTCAATAATAAATTCCGTTGATTGGAACTTATTCTTTGAGTAGTGTCCACCATAGGTATCCTTAATATAAGTTAGCATCTCAACGAGGAGTTTATCCTCGTTGAATTTGAATAGACTATTAGTCTTCGTCGTCTTCGAGTTCTTTGTTGATTTCATCTTCACTGATTCCATTATTTAAATTCCCTTCTTCTCCAGAGTCGACTTTAGAATATAAATCTACAAAAGCTGCTTTTGTATCTTCGTCGAACCTAGAAATGCAAAGGTCGATTGCTTTAGTTTTATCTCCAAAAATAGAGAATGTTTGCACGATGTGACAAAGTCTTCTAGTAGAAATAACTTCATCTACACCATCATCATAGAAAGTTTTTCTAATGATATCTGCCCAAGTTACTAGCTTATCTGCAAAATCTTCTGAGGTTGTATCTCCAGAAGCATCACTTGGAACATATTTGTCCATATGCTTTAGAATTATTTTCTTTTCAATAGCTAAGCTTGGAAACTTTTGATCTATTGAAATTGTAAATCTTTCTAAGAAAGCTTCGTCGATGATAGAAGCTGCAGTAAATCTTCCATCTTCAGAACCTTTACCTTTTGTATTGGCTGTAGCAATTACATTGAAACCTTTTGCTGGTTGTACAACTTCACCAGTTTTCTTAACCAATACTGGTTTACCTTCCAAGATTCCTTGTAAACACATGATCTTGTTTGTGGCCCTATCGATTTCATCGAGTAGAAGTATTGCACCATTTTCCATTGCTTTTAGAACTGGACCTTTGGCAAATACTGTTTCACCATCGATGAGTCTAAATCCACCAAGCAAATCATCTTCATCCGTTTCTGGATTGATTTGAACTCTAATGAATTCACGACCAAGCTTAGCTGCTGCTTGTTCAACCATAAATGTTTTACCATTTCCAGATAAACCAGAAACATAAACTGGATAAAACATTTCCGATTTAATGATCTTAACAATATCATGGAAAGATCCCCATGGAACGAATGTTGGATCAGTGGTGGCAAATGTTTTTTCTTCGTTTACAATAGATTGCATTGTTGAATCTTTTCTAGTTGATTCGTTGTCTGAAACAGTTGCTGTTTCGATAATTCCAGATAAGTCATATGTGCCGATTCTAACTCTTAGATCTGCATTAGTAAGTGGACGATAAGCACCACTTCCATAACCTAAAGACTTTGCAGTATCTACAATTTCTCTAGTTCTAAATTCAGTTTTGTCCGGAAACCTTCTTTGTAGTTCCTGGACGATCATCTTAGTCGAGATTGTGTAATCCATTTTTCACTCCTTTCATAATTAAATAGATGGGTATATTATACCGTCGTTTTGGGATATTGTAAACCCCCTTTTTGCAAATTGTCACGAAATTGTTACGCAACGCTTCTTCCAAATTTTGTTAGTAGAACTTTGTTCATTATCTTTGACTTGGAATATTTTTTGAATGCTGTTGTTAATTGCCCTTTAGTAGCATCTTCTTTAGTTTCAAATTCATCGGATTCAGCATCCATCTTTTTAGTTTTCTTAAGTAGATAGTACTCGTTATATCCAAATACATCATTAATTGCAACACATTTATTTCTAACATATTCTTTTGAGCATTCTTTAAGATAATCTTGCTCCTCATCCCAACTTGAACATCCTGGATTTTTCTGAGTAAATGCAGACTCTAGTTTACTTCTAAAGTGCCAGTTCTTCTCTGCAATAAAGAATCCAATATTGGTCATGTTATACTTTTTAGAAAGATGCGAAAGAATGTCTTGTGTAGCTTTTCTTCCAAAACCCTCAAGATCTAATCTATGACCATTCATTAATAATGTTGCTTTACCATATTTGTTAAAATGAGATCTTTCCACTTTTAAGTCATAGTCCTGATACATATTCGAACGATTTGAATCCCCGTCACTAACAATAACCAGATTCATTTTATCAACTTGGTTTTGAAGTTTGAAGTCTTTGATCAAATAATCAGTAACAATCAAAGCTTCATTTAAAGGAGTTGAACCATATTCTTCTGATTTACCAATAATGTCCATTTCCATCCATCTTGACTCATGGTTGTTGGATTTGTATAGTTCTTTCCTTATGTACATGTGATAAAGAGCTTCATTAAAATCAGATTTACTTAATTTGCTTGAAGCAATTTGTACTAGACTTAGGTTTCCATGGTGTAAATCCCCATCTTTAAGCCCTTGCTGTTGGTATGATGATTTAGGATGCCATTCACTTGTAAAAGCATAAACCTCAAATGGGATATTAACTGTTTTACAGAATAATGAAAGCATTATTGTTTGATCTAATACTCCACCCATGACATCTGACATTGAACCGGAATAGTCAATAAGCATAATCATTCCATGATTTTTAGCATCTGCAAGTCTTGTTACCCTATTAAAGATATCTTCGTTGGTTTTATATGACCAAAGCTTATTAACATCGATAGATCCTGTTTTTGCAGTTTGTGATCTAGTCCATCTAAAAGCAGCTTTTCTTTGTTCGAATTCTTTTACAGCATAGTAAACAGAATTCTTTGATTCTTTCATATAAGATTTGAATCCATCTCTATTAGACTCATACCAATCTCTTCTTCCGTTTCTTTCTATAGCTTCATCTCTTTCCTTTTTGATCTGGGAAAAAGAAACTGTTAGCTCTTTAGCTACGCTTTTAGAAAAAGATCTTGCGACTATTTTTTGATCCCCAAATTCATCTTCTTCTACTAATGATCTTTCTGCATTTCTAAAATTATCATCAGTTTCAGATCTTTCGTAGTCTTCTTCTTTTAGTGATTCTTCTTTATTAGATTCCATTTCTTGTTCTAATTGAGCTGGATTTTTAGATTCTTCTTCTGATTCATCAACCTCAAATTGATTTTCTTGAGTTTCTGCCTCTTCCTCTTTCTCTTGTGGAATTTGGTCGTCATGACCCATTTGTGGTATTTCTTCAGAATTAGTTTCTTCTTCTTTCTTTTCTCCTTTTTCTACTTGTGGAGGAGGAGATAGAAGTTCCTCTTGATTTTCTTTAGTCCAGTTGTAAATGTCTCTAACTAAATCTACTACATCTGAGAAAGTTTCTGTTGTTAAAGATCTGTCTAAAAAGACTTTTTCTTCTTCGGAAAATGGTACATCGATTAGATGCTGTAATTTTGTTTTAAGATTAATTTTGTCGATGAGTTTAATATCTTCCCAATCATCTCTTTCAACAGGACCGAAGAAATTTTCCTCTAAAAGTTTTCTATAACCTCTTGCCATTGGACCTACTAATCCTGCATATTGATCTCTAATCTTTCTTTCAATTCTAGCATCTTCGATAACATTAATATATGATCTTGGACAACCTTCAAGTTTCTCTGGACTGTCGTGCCAACCTTCAAAGGGTGTAAATAGAGCATGACCTACTTCATGTCCAATGAGTAAATCGTAAACATCTTTACCCATATCTTTCCAAAGAGGTAATCCAAGAGTTCTGTTTTTGATATCAAACCATGCAGTTTGGTAATTACCATGTTGAACGGTAACATTCTCTTTTGCTAGTAATTTTGCTAATATACCTTTTTCTGATATCATATTAAGTAATCTGGTCCGTAAATTCTCATTCCTCTAATTTCATATCCATCTAAGATGTTTCCTCTAGCTTTGTTTAAAGCTGGTCCTTTCCAACTTTTTGACATTAAGATATCACCAAATCTAAAATCTGGATGAGATAGATTGATGAATCCCCAAACTGATCTTTGTGAATCCCCCTCTCTAATTACCTTAATAAATTTTTGACCTTTAGAATAAGTCATTTCTAAAGAACCTGCTAGTGTTGGATATTGTTTGTTGTGCTCTTCGACAACGTCTTGACAAAGCTTGTTTAGGGCTTCTCTTAGTTCTGAATATTGGTCCATTTATACTCCTTTTTTTAATTTACTTGTGTATTGTACCAAAAAACAGGGGGTATGTAAACCCCTTATTACTAATTGTCACGAAATTGTCACGAAAATACTTTATTATTTATGTAATATTGGACCGTTGAATAGGCCCATGGATCGCGATATGGCAAATGATATCCAGTAGTTCCATCCCAGTCTTCGAAATATCTATCGAATCTATCACTATATTCATTTGGATATTTCTTTAAAAGCTCTGCTAGTTCATTTGCCCATTCCTGCCATTTATCATCTGAAATAAACTCTGTATCAAATTCATAATAAGCAGTACTATGAATGATCATTTGAAGTCTTCTTCTCTTTATTAGTTTTCCTATTTCAGATTCAGGATTAGGAAATTCGTAGTATTTTCTTTTTTTTGACATAATGGTATATTATACCAAATTTTTAAGGGTTTGTAAACCCCTGGAGCCACCTGTCAGATTCGAACTGACGACCTGATGATTACAAATCAACTGCTCTACCAACTGAGCTAAGGTGGCTATTTGATCTTTGAAAAGTTTTTAGATTTATAGAATTCTATCTTAGATCTGAATTTGTTCTCTAATACATCACCTTTATGGGATATAATAAATACATTCGAATCACCATCTAATGAATCTAATATTTTAGTTAGGTTCTCTACACCATCAACATCTAGACTAGAATCAAAGGTTTCATCTAGTATTAAAAGATTAGTTGATGCACTGTTTTTCATTTTTGCTATGTGCCTCCAAGTAAACAGTAAAGATAAATCTATTCTTTGTTTTTCTCCTTCAGAAAAAGATGCGTAGTTAAAAGTGTCTCTGTGCCTTGATCTGATTGTTTCATTAAAACTTTCATCTAAATGAAAAGATACAAAGAAGTCTAATGTTTGTAAATACTGATTTATAAGTCTGTTCATAACTGGCAAATATTGTTTAATAACTTTCGTCTTTATGCCAGTATCTTTCAGCATTTCCCCTATAACTTCGTTGTATGTGCGTTCCTCTACATAAGAAAGCTTTTGTTCAGTTGATTTTTCTTTTTCTTTTCTTAGAGAGTTTAGTTCTTTCTTTGCCTTAGAAACGTTTCCACTTTGTCCCTGCAAGCCATCTATCTCTTTTTGGATCCTGTCTATTTCTTTTTGAAGTAATCCTATAGAATCATTATTGGAATTAATTCTTTGCTGCTTTTGCCTTAAGCTGTTTAGACTATTATTTACCTCTTGCTGATTAGACTTAATTTCAGTAATATTCTTTTTAAGATCTTCTTTGGCTTTCTGGATTTCTTTAGCCTTTTCCTTAATACTATCAATCTTTTCATCTTTCTTAGATTGTTCTATCTCTTGATCACAAGTTGGACATTGATCATTCTCTTCATAGAATCTCGATTCCTTTACAAGAGAATGAATTTTATCATCAAATTGTGTATCATATGAATCCAGTTGGGATAATCTTTTAATAATCTCTGTATTATTTTTTTCTTCTGAACTTATTGCTGAAGAAAGGTTTTTACCCAATTCTTTACTTTCAGCGAAAAGCCTTTTAATCTCTTCTTTATGGACTTTAATGCTATCTCTTTTCTTTTCAATTTGATCTGCATTTAATGATTGTAGACTTTTAATGTAGTTTGATTGACTATCAATTTTAGTTTTAAATATATCTATTTTATGATTAATGTCATTTAGTTCATCTTTGATCTTTGAATTACGCTCCTTTAATAACATATTCATTTTTGTAAATATATTAATGTCCAGCAAATCCTCGACAATTTGTCTTCTGGACCAGGATGGTAATTGCATAAATGGAATGAATGAGCTGCTTCCAAGAACGACCACTTGGTGAAATGATTTATGATCTAATTTCAGTATATTCTGTTCTAAAAGCTTTTGATAATCCCTAACATTAGATGATTGATTAATTAAATTACCATTCTGCCATATCTCAAATTTATTGGGTTTTATACCTCTTACTACTTTAAAGTCAGAAGTTCCAATCGTAAATTCTACTATAACCTCACATTTTTTCTTATTAACACTATTCAGCATTTGCATCTTGTTAATATCTCTATGGGGTTTACCAAATAGCCCAAATGAAAGAGCATCAAGTAAAGTTGATTTACCTGCTCCGTTTTGTCCTACAATAAGTGTGGTTGGGGATTTGTCT